TGACTGTTGGTTCCTTGATGATGCGAACCGTGTCGCCAAAGTTTTCAATTTCGCCCGCGTAGTCGGTGTTTGTAATATCTTCTACAACCGAAGCACGACGGAAGAACTTGAGAACCTTTTGGCTAAAGATTTCCGGTGCGAAGTTACCGGAAGGCAGGTTTGCATAACCTGCAGCAGTACCAAATGCCATTGGTTCTTTTCCTTCCCTCTGTTTGAGGATTAGTTGTTAGGGTCGATCCGTCCCTCTTGACGTGCGGCGTCTAATTCGCTTTCCAGCTTTTCAAACTCCCACGGTTTAAGACTACGGATTTCAGAAGCCTTCCAAATGCGAGTATCTCCACTTTGTTCAGATGCAATGTCCCTAGCTTTAGGGGCACGTACTGAAGTTGCAGCGTCGGTCTTCGCCTTGTTAGTCTTCTTTTTTGAGATTCCTGCGTCTGCTTTGTACAGATCAAGAACTCGTGAGGCCCAACGAGCGTCGGTATTGTTTTTGTAAATACCATCCGAAATGGATTCGGGTTGCTCTTCAAGCCAAGCTAAAAACTTTTCGTCCGATTTGATCTTATCGAAGTCGGGATGATTAGCTGTTAGTTCGCGGTAAGCAGCCTGTACTACCGTCTCCTTCTCACGCTCTTTAATGACTTCCAATTCTTTTTGGAGTTCGGTGGTGCGTTCACTGGCTTGCATTGCTGCTACAGTTTCTACAACTCCGTACACGTCAGGGTATTGCGCTTTGAATTCTTCCAACTCTTCAACTGTTTTTGGCATAGGCACGTTTGCCTGTTTTGTTGCCGCTTCCAGTTGTTGTTTTTCCGCCTGAAACTCTGCTAGTTTAGCGTCGTAATGTCGCTTCAAGTCATCGTATCGTTTTTTGTAGTCGTGATCCGGTTTCTCTTGCGTCGTTTCTACAAAGCTAGTAGATTCAGGTTGGTCGGTATCGTCGCTTGCTTCTACCTCCGGGGTATCGTCTTCGTCGTCTTTGTAAACGTCTTCACGATAGTTGCCTTTGTAGAGAGTATCGCTATTGATAGTTCCGAAAGAGTCGTTCGGTTTGTTGGCTCTTGCGCCACGTACTTGTTTTGCCATTTTATTACCTCTGGTTAGCGGGGCTACTTTGGCTTGTAGGTAGCCGCTCCGGTTGTGTCGGGGCCGTTGTTAACGGGTAGCCGACGAATCTCTGCGTCTTTGTTGCTCAAGAAAGTATCTGGGATACTCTGTTTTCGCATCTACTTGTAGTAAATTACGATCTAGAATACTTCTTAAAAATCCTTGTTCATACGTTTGCGAACCCATTGTTTCAGCAGGGGCAACAACGTCTTCTACATCAGATGCAGCAAGTGCTATCCTATACTCTACAGTTGCATCGCTATGTATTTTTTTAAGAGTCTTAAGATTATCTTTTACATAGTTAAGATATTGTGCATTTAATTCTTTATCGTTCGACAGCCCAAATCTCACGTCATTAAAATCATCATCTGATAAAGCGTATAAATCAGGATATTTTTTCTCCAACAGTGCTGGCTGAGAATAATCAAAGTAACTTTTTACAGAATCAGGCAAGTAGTATCTCGCCCTTCTTCGGGCAAACTCTAGTCCTTTTATTTGCTCTTTTACAGAACCCTTTTCTACAGTTTTTAAAGTGTTGTCTATGACATGTAGAGTTAGTGCAGAATGGTTTTGATCTGGTAGGTAGTCATTTGCTTTAGACATTAGATTACTTATTTGCGACTGTAATTCTTCATACTCAGCACTGCCAAATCTTGCCTCATCTTTCAACAATTTAAGTTTTTGAATATCTTCTGTTATTGCTGGAGGAACAAACATTTGATCGTAACTAAATGCTTCAACTAATGCCGATCCACGTATAGGCAAATTCCTTTGAAACTTTTTTTCAAATGCTCTGTGTAGTATTTCGTGATATGCTGTATCTTCTGGGGTGCTGCCTAAATACTTGGACCCTCTAGTGGCTATTTGTATGGTGTCATCCTGTGCGTTATACTGGCCTGCTAAAAGAGGATGTCCTATACTTTCTTCGTATGTAATATTGGGTATTTCCGTAAAGTAATTTATGAGTTGTGCATCAGCAAGAGGAAACACCTCTTTTAATCCTCTATTTTTAAAAGATTCAAGGGAATCCATAGGGTCCATAAACAACCCTTCTTCTATGTAGCCGCTGCCTGTTTGGTCTTTAGCCATCATGCTCTGGGCATACTCTACATCTCCCATGTGAACGTACGGCTGTTTTTGTAAAAATG